AAGCCCGGCGGACGTTCAGGCTGAATATATTGAAGGCGCGGTGCCATCGGAATTCACAATCAGCATTCCAACGGCGGACAAGCTGACTTGTGAGCTTTCATTCATCGGCACCAACAGTTCAACGATTGACGGGCCAACGGCGCTGAAAAGCGGCTCGCGGCCGAACATTGTTGAAGCTGATGCGTTCAACACGTCATCGGATTTCAGCCGCATCAACCTTGCGCAAGTCATTGACGGCAACGAAGCCCCGGCGCCGTTGTTCGCATTCGCGCAAGAAATTGAAATCACGATCAACAACAACCTTTCGCCAAACAAGGCAATTGGCACGTTGGGTTCGTTCGAAGTGACGGCGGGCACGTTTGAAGTCAGCGGCGACATCACCGCTTACTTTGCTGACGTGGCGGCGATCACGGCGGTTCGGAACAACGTTGACATCACGCTTGATTTCGCGATTGCCAAAGCCAACGCCGGTTTGGTGTTTGACCTTCCGTTGCTTTCCCTTGGTGAAGGGCGCCCGGAAGTTGAGCAAGACGAACCCGTGACCATTCCGCTTTCGCTTGATGCAGCGACGGCGGCAAAGATTGACACAAATCTTGATTACACATGCATGTTTGTGTTCTTTGACTATCTCCCGACCGCCGCTGAATAATTCAACAGGCATTGCGGGACGATACCGGCCGGGCCTTTATGGGGCCCGGCCGCCTTTCCACATTCAAACAAAGGTGAACTAATGAGCGTTTATGATCAATTCGGCACGTCTAAATCACGCGAAGCCGAAGGGGTTGGGGTTGACTTTGGTGACTTCCGCGTCAAGTTGGCCCGTGCCGGTGGGCACAATCAGAAATGGGCAAAGGTTGCGGAGCGTTGCGCACGGCCTTACAAAACAGCCATTCAAGCGGGCACGCTTTCCAATGAAAAAGCAACTGAACTAATGGCGGAAATGTACGTTGAAGCCGTTGTGAAGGATTGGCAAACGAAGCGTGATGACGAATGGGTTGACGGCATTGAAGGGCGCGACGGCCAAATCATGCCTTTCACGAAAGAAAACGTTCGCCAAATATTAATTGACCTTCCTGACCTGTTTGCTATACTGCAAGAACACGCGACCGACTTGAACACGTTCAAAGAAGAACAGTTGCTTGCAGATGCAAAAAACTGACTGAGGCCCTTGAATTCAATCTTATTCAGGGGCCCGGCCGCCAAAAGATAATTGAACAAGCCTTGCGGGCAAATAAGCCAATACCGAAAAAGCTTGAAAACCCGCCTGAACTTTGGCCACACAATGCGCTTTATTTCAACGCGTTCTTGGATTTGAACACAAGCCGGGCCTTGGGTTTTGGAGCGGGCCCGCTTTCCTGGCAAGCAATACACGAATATTGCATTGCGAACGGGTTCGATGAAGAACAATATGACAACGCGCATTTTCTTTTGCGCCAGATGGACACGCTTTTCTTGACATTAATGGACAAGAAAGAGCGGCAGAAAAAGCAAGCTGAAGAACAAAAGGCCAAGCTTGAAAGAAACAAAAGGGGGCGTTGATGGCCCAACCGTTTAGTGCATTGCCAAGGTATGCCAAAGAACTTTCAATTGAGATTGAAGAAGGTTCAACCAAACTTTTGCGCACGGCGGCGGCCATCACCCTTTCAAACGTTGTGCAGAATTCGCCAGTTGACACGGGCCGTTTGCGTGGAAATTGGCGTGTTGGGATTGGTTCGCCGCCGCAAGGTGAAGTGAATTCAACGACGCCGGGCACGGTGCCGAGCATCAGCGACTCCAATGCAAAAGTCTACATTTCAAACAATGTGCGATATATCAACTTTGTCAACGGGGGCATCAGGGGCAATCAGGCCAACGCGGGGTTCATTCAGCGCGCGGTCATGAATGCGGTTTCGCAAATTCGCGGTGCCAAACTGATCGGGCGCTAATATGGCATCAGAACGCTTTGACATAATCATTCAGGCGAAGGGCGCGAAAACCGCGGCCACGCAAGTTGCGAGCATTGGCAAAGCGGCTCAAGGTTCTGTTGCAGGCGTGAACTTGTTGAAAGGTGCCCTTAGTGGGCTGGCGGCCGGTTTCGGCGCTGCGGGCCTTGTGGGCGCGATTAAAAGCACATTGACGGCCGGGGCAAGCTTTGAAAAGCAAATTGCCCGACTGCAAAACGTCACGGGCTCAACTGACAGCCAAATCCAGCCCTTGCTGGCCACCATCAAAGACCTTGGCGCAACAACGCAGTTCAGCGCCACGCAGGCGGCGGAAGGCGCGGAATTCTTGGCCCGCGCGGGCTTCGATGTTCAAGAAACCATTGCGGGCCTTGGGCCAACCTTGCAGCTTGCCACGGCTGAAAGCCTGAACTTGGGCCGGGCCGCTGATATTGTTTCAAACATTCTTTCAACGTATGGCGAGAACGCAGACCAAACGGGCCGCGTGACGGACGTCTTGGCGAAGATTTCGCAGAACGCCAACACAAACGTTTTGCAGTTGGGCCAAGCGTTCAGCTTCGCGGGCCCGGTCGCAAAGGCGGTGGGCGTTTCGATTGAAGAAACGGCCGGGGCGTTGGGCGTTCTTGGCAACGCGGGCATTCAGGCCACGCGCGGCGGCACGGCCTTGCGGGCAATTTTCAACGAACTGAACGCGGCGGGCGGCGAACTTTCAATTGAAGCTAACGGCTTGTCATCAGTCCTGCAAACCCTGGAAGGGCGGCAGCTATCGCTTGCCGATGCCAACGACCTTGTTGGCAAGCGGTTTGGCGGCGTTCTGATCAACCTTGTGAACAACCGCCAAGAATATCAGCGGTTGACGGCAGCGGCACAAAACGCGCAAGGCACAGTGGCCGCGGGCGCGGAGCGGTTGGCCAACACGGTTGACGGCGCTTGGAAACGGATTATTTCAGCAACCGAAGCGTTGCAACTTTCATTCTTTGAGTTGAACGGATCGGCGCCCGTTCTGACAGCATTCTTGAACGGCATTGCAACCGCAATCGGCCGCTTGGCTCAATTCATTGAACAGAACCGCAACGCAATTTTCACTTGGGTTTCGACTTTCTCGCAAGTGATCGGCGCGGTTGCCGGGTTCCGGTTGGCCATCACGGCCGCGGGGCTGGCGCTTCGCGTTTTCACCGGGCTTCTATTGGCCAACCCGTTCACGGCCTTGTTGGTTGGGATTGCGGCGGCTGTCGCACAAATCCAAGTGTTGCGTCAGAACTTCGCGTCACTTTCACCGACAATTCAACAGGCGTTGAATATTCTGACGGGCTTTGGCACGTTCGTGGTGGAAGGCATCAATCGGTTAATTCAGGCGGTAACAGGCGTCGCACCTAATTTTCAAACGCTTGGCGACATTGCGGCGGCGGCCGGAGAGCAAATTGCAAACGCGTTCGTGTTTTTGGCTCAATCGGTTTTCCCGAACGTTGCGGGCGTGGTTGGCGTGGTTGCAACAGCCTTTGGCAACTTGCAAACGGTGGGCATCAATGTTGTCAATGCTTTGATTGGTGCATTCAACCAGTTGGCGCAAGCCGTGGCCAGCGTTGTCAACACAATCGGTGCGGGCATCAACAAAATCAGTGCGGGCCTGAAATCTGTTTCGGGCGTCAATCTTGGCCAAGTGGGCACGGTTGAGGCGGTTCAGGCGACGCCGCTTGAAGGTGGCGGTTCGCTCAAATCACTGACCGCGGGGTTTAGTGAATACAAGGTGGCGGCGCAAGGCTTCGTTGCTGATGCTGAAAAGGTTGGCGCGGCCCTGAACAAGCAGAAGGCGGCCACGGATGCAGCAAAGACCAGCCAAGATGGCTTGAAAACGTCATCCGATAACGCAACCCCATCCCTTGAAGGGCTGAAGAATGCAGCGGACGGCGCGGCCGGGGCTTCTGACAAGTTGGGCAAGGCGGCAAGCAATGGCGCCAGTGGCGTCAAGAAACTTGGCGACGCGGCCGCGGAAAGTTCAAGCTTCATTGAAGACGCGTTTAAGTCAGCCTTTGACAAGGCCAGTGACGCAATCGCGGAGTTTGTCGCAACCGGCAAGCTTGACATCAAATCGCTGACGCAAAGCATTTTGAAAGACATCACAAAGATGGCGCTGAACAGTGTGTTCAAGCAAGTCTTTGGCGGTGGCGGCGGTGGCGGCGGTATATTCGGCGGCGGCGGTGGCGGCGGCGGCATCTTTGGCGGCTTGTTCGGCGGCGGCGGTGGCGGCGGCGGCATTCTTGGCGGCTTGTTCGGGTTCGCTGACGGGGGCAGCTTTACGGTTGGCGGCACGGGCGGCACCGACAACAACATAATGAGCATCAACGGGCGGCCGGTCGCGCGGGTTTCGCGCGGTGAGATGGTCACGGTTGACCCAAAGGGCGGCATGGGCGGCGGCGGCGGGCGCCCAATCGTTATCAATTACAACATCAGCACACCCGACGCTAACAGCTTCCGCCGGTCGCAAGGCCAGATTGAAGCGAACGCGGCGGCAACCATTCAACGGGCATCAAGGCGAAACAACTGATGGCTTTTCACGACGTAAGATTGCCGGAACAAATAGAGCGGGGCAGCCAAGGCGGGCCACGGTTCAAAACATCCGTGCTGACCCTTTCCAGTGGGTTTGAACGGCGAAATATTGATTGGGAAAATTCACGGGCGGCCTTTTCCGCGGGCTACGGCATCCAAACAAAGGCGGACTTTTCCGAAGTGCTGGAATTCTTTTATGCGCGACAAGGCAAGGCGCATTCATTCCGGTTCAAAGATTGGTCAGATTTTGAAATCACCGACCAAACGGTTGCGACAAGTGACGGCGCAACCACAAACTTTCAAATGTTCAAGCGTTACAGTTCAGGCGGCATTCAATTTGACCGGACGATAACAAAGCCAGTGGCAAACAGTTTCACCGCAACCTTCAACCTTGCCGCGCGCACGGTAGTTTATGACACGGGCCCCGGCCTGGGCGAAGTTCGCATCAATACGTTGACGGGCATCATTGTTCTGAACTCGACGGACGCGGCAACGACGGGGCAGGCGTTGAACATCACGGGTGAATTTGACATTCCGGTGCGCTTTGACACTGACCAAATTGATGTGAACATGCAAACGTTTGACGCGGGCGCAATCCCTGAAATCGGCATCATTGAAGTCAGGGGTGAATAATGGTCAAAACAATAACGCCGGGGATGCGAACGCACCTTGACGGCACAGTCACAAGCCTTTGCACCATTTGGCGGCTGATCCGCACTGACGGGCAAAACTTCTATTTCACGGACCATGACAACGACATCATTTTTGATGACGGCGACGGCGTGGCAACCTACTTGGCGCAAACGGGATACAACCGCACGGCGCTTTCAAACCGCGTTGGCCTGAACGTTGACAACCTTGACGTTGCGGGCGTGTTTGATGACGAAAGCATCAAAGAAGATGAATTGTTGGCGGGCGCGTTTGACTACGCTGAAATTCGGGTGAGCCTTGTCAATTGGCAAGACTTAACTGACGGCGCAATCAAAATCAGGCGCGGTTGGATTGGTGAAGTTATTTCAACGCCGCAAGGCACGTTTCGTTGCGAACTTCGCGGGCTGGCTCAAAACCTTTCACAGAATATTGTGGATGCGTATCAGGTTGAGTGCCGCACTGACCTTGGCTCAAGTCAATGCAAAATTCCGATTTTGCCAAGCGTGCTTGGGCGCAACGCCGACGTGACGGTTGGGCAATTCTACCGCGTGCCGACGGCCTCAACGGTTGGCGCAACTTGGACAAGCCTTGCCACTAACCCGGATTTTGAAACCGGCACAACGGGGGTGACTTATACGACGGCCAGCAACTTTTTTGGCTGGCAAGTTGTTTCGGGTGAATGGCGCTTGGAAACATTGCGCGATGGTTTGGCGCCTGATAGCGGTTCAGCGTTCTTGACGGGCTTTGAAGCAACGGGCACGTCAGAAATTCAGCAAATCATTTCACTTGAAGAATTGGGCGTTGATCTGACCTCGATTGATGCCACGGGGTGCACGGCAACATTCAATTGCAGACGGGCCCAAGCTGACACGGCCTTGACGGACACGGGCCGCGTTCTTGTGGAATTTTTGGACAGCGCGCAAGGGGGCATTTCGAACCTTTATGACAGCGGCACCGAAGTCATGGCTTCTGAAGACACATGGTTCGACCGCGGCGCAAGCGGCGTAGCGGTTCCGGCAAACACGCGTTTCATTCGCATTCGTTTGTTTGCAACCTTAGTGAGCGCAACAACGGCTGACGCCGCATTTGACAACATCACCATTTCGTTCACTGACCCGGTGTTCAACAATACGTTTGCCGAAATCTACGAAAACCGTTATTATGAAGTGACCACGGCCGGAACAACGGCGGGTTCACAACCTGTTTATGATACGACCATCGGCAACACCACGACCGACGGCACGGCAGTCTTGACCGCCCGCGACGCCTGGACGCGTCACGGGTATGTTGTGGACTACACCGACAACCAAAACTTTTCTATTGACGTGAGTGAAGCAAGGGCGGTTGACGGTTGGTTTGATGGCGGGGGGCTTATTCTTGAAGGGGGCTTGAACAACGGGGTGACCCGCGAAGTCAAGCAATGGACCCAAACGGGTTCGCTTGTTCGCTTATTCCTTCAACCAACGTTTGACGTTCGGCCCGGTCAAAAACTTCGACTTTATCCGGGCTGCGATAAACGACTAGCAACTTGCCGCGATAGGTTTTCAAATGTCATCAATTATAGGGGCGAACCGTATGTGCCCGGAAACGACCAAATTAACCGCGTCCCTGACAGTAAACGATGACGGGCTAATCGTCCCGACACGCGAAAACATTGTCACGCTGGCGCGGCGTATGGTGGGCACGAAGTGGCGCCACCAAGGGCGCAATCTCAATGGAATTGATTGCGTCGGCATCGTGATTTTGATTGGTCACCTTACGGGCACAACGTTTTACGAAACGAAAGCGAACTATCGCAGAACGCCGCGGCCTGAAGTTTTTCTTGCGCACTTCCGCGAAGAACTCAATGAAAAGCCGGTGACACATCGCAAGCATGGTGATGTTTTGCTTTTGCGTGACGAACTATTCACAACGCATTCGGGCATTTTTGCTGAAGACGGCCCTGACGGGCACAGCTTCATTCATGCGTTCGCAAACCGCCGATGCGTGGTTGAAGAACCCATAACCAACACGGTTGAGGGTGGCGAACTGTTTGAACGAATAACCCATTGCTTTGAGTTTCGCGGGGTGATTGACTGATGGCCCTTTTGTTTGCAGTTGGCGGCGCGTTGCTGGGCAATGCGCTTGGCATTGGCGCTAACATCGGCTGGATTGTCGGCGCGGTGGTTGGCACCTTGCTATTTCCGCCCGAACAGGCTTCCACAAGCACGGAAGGCCCGCGACTTGGTGACTTGACCGTCACGTCATCGGCTTACGGCGCGCCGCGGGCGCTTGGCTTTGGCACTGTTAGGATGGGCGGCAACGTCATCTTTGCAAACGAAATCCGCGAA